CATTTGCCCAATCTCTAATGTCAAAAGTGTCTGGGTAGTTTATAGAGCCATCAAACTTTTTATCTTGCCACATAGCAAACAAACCCCATATCTGTTCTTCTGCGTTCTCAAGATAATCGGCTTTTTCTGATAGTCTTGCGTTCAATAACTGAAATTCTGTTTGTAGAGCAATCCCACTAGCTATTTGTGACCCTGTTGCCCTTACAGACCCCATGTGTGTTATCCTATCAATAGCATCCACCTTGTTTTGAATACACTTCATTATTCCATCTAGGTTCTGACCGCTTGGCTGTATTATGTAAGGCTTCAAACTTGCTTCTAGGTCTTCTGGTATCTCTATAATAGCTCCTGCACCTGCACTAGCTTCAACATTAGGTGTTTTTACAAGGCTTGGGTGGTTTGCTAGTCTTATTAGCTGTTCTTTCTCCGAATAGTCGTTGTAAATAGATTGTTGTAGAAATGCAACATCAGCAAGGTCACTTATTCCTATTGGTCTTTTAGCACCCCTTAGATTATAGACATTGACCGCAGGGATTTTTCCTATTGGGTTTGGTATTTCCTCTAATAACCTTGCATCGCCTTGTGTGTATTCTTCTGAATACTCCTCTACCTCATAGGTGCTGATTGTTTCTTCTGTAAATACTTTGATTATTGCTCTATCTGCGTTTATGTCCTCAACCACCATAAGCATATCAAGATAAAACCTACCACTAGCTGACCGCCTGTAATTCCAGTTCACAACATTCTCTGGTGTATAAATACTGATATAGGGTCTGATATCCTGTGCTAATTCTTCTGCTCTTGTCTTAGCGTTTGACTGTGGCTTATCAACTATCACCCAACAATTACCATAAATACTAGCGTTCATTTGAACCTCACGCATGACAGTATTAAAGTTTCTTCCATCTAAATCCGCATCAACTATAAATGAACTTAACTGTTCATCGCCATCTAATGAGCCATAATCTCTTGTTGGGGGAACACGCCATAAAAAGCTTGTGTATATCTGAACAACATTCTTGCAATGGTTATCTACTGGTGTGTGTCTTATTCTAGCGTCATAATCTTCTGGTGACTCTAAAACATAGCGGTGTAAGTAATAGCCGTTTTTATAATCATTACCGCCCAAATAACTACGAATATAAAACTCCCAATTAGAAATATTAGAGTTCCATAAGTCGTGTTTGCTTGTAAGTGTTTCCCTATCCATTAACTCCACCTTTTAGGTTGGCTTGGTGCGAAATTCCTTTTTAGCGGAAAATTATACTCTACTAAGTAACCTAGAGCATCATTCATATGGTCATACCCACTATCTTTGTCTGGAATATGCGTACCTTCCTTGTAAATTTGTCGTTCTATGCTTTTGATTGCATTTTTACAGGATTTAACAATAAATAAATTATTTTTACCATTTACGTTCTTTAACTTAGAATTTACTGCGTTTATCCTATCCCTTACTAAAGGTGCTGTATTCTTACATTTTACATCAAAACCAAAGTTTTTCAATATGGCTAAGTCAGTTATTCCACCTGCTGATGTTTTTCTTTGTCTAGCTGATGGGTCTGGATAAACCACTATCTGCTTACTCTTGTATCTGGTTCTAATCTCATCACACATTTCATTCGTATTACTACTGTATATTTGTATCTCATCTACCACAAAAATTCTATCATTTTCTATAACGCATACAACAGCACTCATAGGGTCTACGTTGAAATCTAAACCTATATGTAATATGCCACTATTCTTGTTGTACTTCTCCACTATGTTTTTATCTCTACTGAAGTTGTAGTAAATCATTCCAGAATAGTTGACGAAAGTAGCTTCATATTCTTGTTGAAAGGTTCTTAGGTCTAGGTCTTGTTTTGCCTGTTCTATCTCGTCTTGGCTGACCTGTTCGCCCTCTAGTGTCGTGTATTTAAATGAAGACCAATCGTTATTAGTTTCACCTTGCTTAAATAACTCATAAGACCAGTTCCCAAACCCTCTAGGACTGCCACAGAATAAAGCGTGTCCTTTAGTATCAGACAATGTAGGTCTTAGAACCTCATACCAAGCATCTTTATTAACATCAGCAAATTCATCTATACACAAAAAGTCTAAACCAACACCTCTAAGGCTTTGCTCATTATCCGACCCTCTTAAAGTAATAGTTGAATTATTTTTCAAAGTTAAAGTCAAATCACTGTGGTTTATATTCTTTACCCATTTGTGGTTAATCATCTTTTCTTTTAGAACACTCCAACAGATAGCCTTTGCCTGTCTATAACTGGGTGCAACATACCAAACTTTTTTATTAGGCTGACTCGCAAACTTGGCTAATTCATTTATAGCCAGATATGTTTTACCGAACCTTCGCCCTGTAATCAGAACCCTAAAACGTGAGTCATCTTTGATTACTTTCTTTTGTGGTGATGTTAATGGCATTAATCAGAAGACCATACTAATGGCTCATCTAACTCTGTTGCTTCAATCTTATCTTGCTGACCTAGCATATTCTTTCCGAGGAATATCTGCATGGTCACATTACCCTTAGTTGCAGACTGCCATTGCAGTTGTCTGAGCCTCAATCTCATTTCTGCTCGCCCTTTTGTCAGAAAAACCGAATAACTCTTTTCAAGAAGGTCTGGCGAACACCCAAAAAAGTCTGCCATTTCTTTATTAGTGCAACCTAAAGCTGAAAGTTTTTGTACTTGTTTAGTATCAATATTATATTTCTTTGGTCTTGCCATCCTATTTATACCCCATAGTTAGGTGGTGTGGCATAGCTTCGCAAGGTTCAACCACTAATCACCAGTACTGCGACTGAGAACAGTCCTTAACTATGTCGACTAATGCCACAAATAAGATTTAACAATAATAAACAAATAAATCTAGTATTTTTTATATTGGAGCGTGTAGGTTAGTGTCGCACTACCGCTGTTATGATTGGACATCATTCATCGCCTGCTTTACACGCTTAGGATATGGTTTTGATAATTTAATTATATCATTTTTTATATCTTTGTCTAGTGCCATCAAATATCTATGCTTTCCTGCAACTTCTACAACATAAGCATGAGCATCTAATTTTTTTGCACCATAAATATTTTGTTTCACTTTTTTTGATGCAAGTGTTCGTGGGTGTGTTAGCTTACCTTTTATCATGTAAAAATTATCTGGCTTTCCTGCACCTGTATATATCCAGTTTCCTGCTTGATAAATGCCTCCATGATGACCTTGAGACTGGTCGGCATAAGAAACTACTAATTTTAGCTTAGGGTTGCTCTTTACTAAAAATTTCATCGCTATAGACACAATTTTTGAAACAGGTATTTTATGTCTATTGAGTGCAATCCTAACTAATTCAACACATTCAGTTTGTTCTAATCCGTATGGATTACCTAAATGCTTATTTGCTCCTCTGCCAAATAAAACAACGCCTATAAATTTTCCATCTTCCCAAGCGCCTATTTTAACAAGTTTGCCAACTGGTATTACACCTGAATAATGCCAATTTAAACAAGCATATTTAGCCGATTCGTACGTAGCCCAATTAATTTTAAGATTTATTTTATTCATTTTCTCTCAAATCAAATTGTTTTTGACAATGTGGGCAAGTTATTATTTTGGGGTCTAGTTCATCTAATTGCCCTTGTTCATCAATAGTTCCTTCATCAAAATCATTCTGGTCAGTTAAAAGATTTTTTAATTCCTCGCTTGAAAAACCTAATTGAGATAAATCAAAGTTTTCTTCGTTTAACATATTCATTTCAACATTAAGAAAATCGTAATCCCAATCGGAATCTTCGCTTAATCGATTATCAGCAATCCTATAAGCTTTCGCTTTTGCTTCAGTCAAATCAGCAATAAATACAGGAACTTTTTTAAATCCTAATTTTTGTGATGCTAACAATCTTGTGTGACCAACTATAACAACCATATTTTTATCAACAACTATTGGCTGTTGAAAACCGAACTCCGATAATGAACTTGCTACTTTATCTACTGCTTGGTTTTTTCTAGGGTTATTATGATAGGGAATAAGCTTGTCTATAGGAGTCATTTTAATTTTCATTTATTTTTCCTTTTTTCTTTACGATGTTTGTTGGCAATCTTTTTCAACATCTCAATTGTTTTCTTTTTGAAGACCCTAGTGTTCCGTTGTCCTGTATCTGGAACTATAGGCTTTAGTGCAAATATTTTTTCGTAATCTTTATCCATTATGGTAAATCCCAGTAATAGTTAATGACGCTTCTACAATTCTTTTTAGTAGAAATAGGGTCACGAACTTGGTTGATGGCTGTGGCTAACGCTACACACTCCGCATGGTTGTTAAAAACAAGGCGGTGAACTTCAACATTAGCCGTTTCTATATCTGTGATAGTAATCAGATACATTGTGAATGTAACAATCTCTAGCATTTGTTTTTTTTCTTATACTGATGATACATTTTTTTATTTAATTCTTTTCTAAGTTCTTCTAAATCGTAAATAGCATCGTTTAAACAATCCATTTTTATAACATCGTCCATTTCAAGAAATGCTTTTTGTGGTCTTGCTACCGCTTGTTCAGACATTTCTTGATAATTTATTGAGATGATTTTTTTCATAACCACCCCCTTAAATCTAAATACTCTTCGGCTTGCTCTTTAGTAAACTCACCATCTTTTATAGCTCTCTGAACTTCCTCGATATGGTGTAACGCTTGTTGAGAAACATAATTCCTAGACCTTTTTTCTTCTACAACCTTTTTGTAGTCCTTGAGTCTATGGGGGTACAAATCAACCTTTTCTGTACTTAGTGCTTTAGGCTTTTCGTCTTCATACTTCTTAGCTGAGAGCCAGAAAGCAGGTTGTTTAGCAAACTGTTTATCTTCTACCGATTTATAGTATTTGTTGTAACTATCCGCTAATTCTTCTGGCTTCTCTATCCATTCCTGTTCTAGTTTCATATAGTTCTTTTCTGCCGTTCCCTTAGATACCTTATTCGCTACTTTTTCCCAAAATTTTAAAAAATGGGGAGTATAACTTACTTTGGTTTGTCTAGGGGTAGTGGTAGGGGTTAGGGGTAGGGGGGTTTTATCTAGGTTAGGGTTAGGTTCATCGCTAGGTTTTTTTGGTCTACCGCCTAACTTACCATTTTCCTTCGATGCTTCCATTCTCCTTGAAATATAGAGATATTCTTGTAGTTGTCTTTCATTTTGGTAATGGTCATTTACTAAAACAAAGAACTCTTTTATCACCTTATCACAACTACTGGTTTCACTAAGTGTAAAACAGCTCGCTATTCTGTACTGTGTTTCTTTATCTTTTGGTATACCTGCACACCTTTTATTCCAGTTAAAGCATAGCAACCGAATATAAATGCCAAGTGATTGTGCTGATAGGTGTTGAGTGCCTGCCACAAAGTCTTCTGTGA